CCACCTGATGTTTGTTTATTTGCAGTGTTTATTTAATGTACAGTTCCCCTAGTCTAACTTCGAACATGTTTGGTGTATGTGGTCATGTGCTCCGCGTGTATGCTTTCGTTATTGGGTAACCAGCCCTCACTACTCAACTCATACATGCGGCACAACCTATAGGACGGTGGCAAAAGCCGCCGCCATTTTAGAAGCCGACCTAATGGTTGTAAGGGCACCACCCACAAGTCCCTGGATCCTCTTCCCGCCCTCAGGGGACAAGCAAAAGGCACCCACATCTCCAATGGAGCGCAGCACGTCGTTGAGTGTGCAAGCGGAGCGACTGACGTTCATGGTGCTCACAATGCCAACATTGTCAAGCACATTAACGTTATACTCCCAACAAGCAGTAACCTCGTACATAATGGATCCGGCATATGCGCCGGAAACTGCAACCACCAATGAATTCCCATCTGGACGATTCTGAACAGTGTCAGTAATGTCAGACTGGGCAAGTTTGATGAATTGCTCGTCGCCAAAGCTTGGCAACCATTTGTACTCGTGCACGCGTGACCCAACCCTATCGATTTGCCCAAGTGCATTGCCAAGGGTTGCGACAGGAGAAAGGGTGACGCTAGTCGCGTCAGTGAAGATGGGGGAGGACAGGAGGCCGGCGTACACAATACCGGCCCGATTGAGCTCAGATCCAAGATAATGGACCTTAACACACGCAGCAATACACCTAGCTGCTCCTGCCACTCCAGCCGACGACGGTTCGAAGCCAAAATAAGTTGGGGCTATCGATTCACCGTATACGTTGGACAGACCACCACCCGAGGAGTTCGAGCTTGCATACAGGATAGGACCACCGAAGCCATTCGCGTTCTGTCCTTGACTATTCTCATTGATCTGTGATGGACCAAATTGAAGAATGCTATCAACAGCTGACGCGCCAGGACTAATCATCGTCTTCGTGCGTAAAAATAGACCAGACCCCTCACCCGCATAGGTAGGAGGCACTAGTTCACCGTTGCACGGATCAGAAATCAACGCCAGATACTTAAGAGCATCCTCGTCACGATTAATCGGTGGGGCACGGGGCACTGGGTTGATGGCACGAAGCCTCCTCCCAAGTGACGTCCTTTTCCGAAGCTTGCTACGCACTGCTACTGCAGGGCGGCGTTTAATTATTACTCCACGTGTCTTAGCCATCGTGTAGTGTTAAAATAAATCTAATTAAATAGTTCTAGTAGGGGGGCAAGTTGGTCTTCTTGTTCCCCAGCGGATAAGTCAATCGTGCGCCCACGGTAGTGACTCTCCATCAACTCCTGGATATCGGGGGAGATTCCAAACGCGCGCCAGAAGCTGACCCTTGTCGAGTCAGCCACCGCCGTGTATCCCCCATCCATGCCTGCAGCCATACGAATGAAACCCCCGTCATAGGTTGGGTCATTGATGACCTTCCCTTCAATGCCGTTGGATTTGAGGCAGGAGTAGAACTCCTGTAACACGGGAAGGCCAGAAGTGAGCGCAAGCCCACATGACCCAATCGCGTGTAGCCATTTCTGGCCCCCTGTCTTGTTGCTGATGTCAATCGTGGTGCATAAGTCCTTGTCTAGGGAAACCCTAGGATCACGAACCATGCGCCATCGACCATCAACGCAGACGGGTTGGGTCTGGCAGAATGCAATCTCTTCAAACTGGTGCACTATCTGCTCAAACTCCATCACGAAACCAAACTTTAGGAACCATTCTGGGCCATACTTTAACACCTTCCAGATGTCTCGCCTTTCGCAGATGACGACACAGTCGTCACCGTTGTTTGCGAGCCGCATCTTGAGATGGTATTCCCTCAT